TATTCAGTCGTACAACTTCAAATCGTCCTTATGTTATCAGGCGAGGGCGAAAATACTTTAATTTTAAGGAAATACGCGTCGGATATTCGCGACAGTATATTTGCCGACTTCAAAGGCATAATTTCCGAATGGGGTTTAAATGATTTATTTGTAATACAACAAAACTATATTATTTGCGTCCCGACGGGTTCGTTTGTTCGTTTTCGTGGTTTGGACGACAGCGAAAAGGTCAAAGGTATTTCCCAATTTAAGCGGGTCGTAATGGAAGAAATTTCACAGTTTGACGAATTGGATTTTAAGCAAATTAAAAAGCGTTTAAGGGGTCGCGTCGGTCAACAAATTATCGGAATATTTAACCCAATTAGCGAACAACATTGGATTAAAGAAAACATTTTCGACAGGGAAATATTAACAGACATCGAAAGCAATATTTGTCAAACGCAAATAAACGACGCAGGAGACACGGTAATTTTGAAAACGAATTATTTGGATAACAAATATATTGTCGGCGAATGGGACAGCGAAAACAAACAAATAGGCGGGTTTGTCGATACTCACGTAATCAATGATTTTGAAAAGGACAAAATACAGGATTTCAATTATTACCAAATTTACGGTTTGGGTAATTGGGGGAAACTTCGAACAGGGGGCGAGTTTTGGAAGGATTTTCAAACCGACAAACACGTCACGACAAAAGGTTGGGACGAAAATTTACCAATTCATTTAACATGGGACGAAAACGTTAACCCGCATATAACTTGTTTAGTTTGGCAAATTAACGGCAAGGTCGCAACGCAAATAGACGAAATTTGTTTGCCCGACCCACGTAATAGAGTTTTGGACGCCTGTAACGAATTTAAACAGCGTTACCCTGTTGGCAGGGTCAAAGGTTTGTTTTTATATGGCGACAGAACGAGTATAAAAGAGGACACAAAGTTGGCGAAAGGCGAAAACTTTTATACCAAAATAAACCAAAATTTAGCGGAATATTTACCGCGCTTACGCATGCAAAGCGTTAACCCAAGCGTCGCACAGTCAGGGGGTTTCATAAACGAAATTTATCGCAATTGTTTTGAAGAAATAACTATCTTTGTAAATGATAAATGTAAAAAAAGTCTTTTCGATTATCAGTATGCGTTAGAAGACAGCGACGGAACGATTAAAAAGTCAAAGAAAACGAATCCAATGACAAAGGTAAGTTTTGAGGAATTCGGACATTGTAGCGACGCAAAACGTTATTTTATAACGGTAGCGTTTGCAACTGAATATCAAAACTATTTGAGGGGTGGGCGAAAGTCTACAATTTCAATAGGCAGGAATAGGACAAAATCAGGTTATTAAAATAAAAAATTTATGGCTTACTTAAATTCAAGTGACTATTTATTGCAAATTCAGGACGTTAATTTGCAACAAATTATTAATTCAAACGTTGCAATCAGGGAAAACGCGGACTTATTAGCAATTTCCGAAGCGCGTTCGTATTTAATACAAAAATACGATTTCGACGCGGAATTATTAAAAACAGGGACAGCACGCGACCCGCAACTATTGGCGTACATTATCGACATTTCATTATATCATTTGCACAGTCGAATTGCACCGCGCAACGTTCCTGAATTAAGGATAACACGTTACGAAAATGCAATCGCGTTTTTAAAAATGAGCGCATTTGGCGACGTTACGCCGAAGTTGGCGCCAATATCGCCCGCACAAGGCAACCGCATAAGATACGGCGGGAACAGTAAAAATATAAACCAATATTAAAAATGGGTATAATTGACAAATCAATAAAAGGGGTTAAAAGTCTTTTTAATTACACGCAAATTTTAACACCTCAGGAAACCAACCCGAAAAATTTAGGGTCAAAAGTTATGCCGTTGCAGTTACAACGTATTAAACAAGATACATTGACATGGCGCGAGGGTATCGAAGAAGCCGAGCGCGCTCACGTTCCATTCAGGGTAAAAATGCAGGAAACTTTTGTCGATACAATTTTAAACGGTCACGTTTCGGCTTGCATCGAGCGAAGAAAAGATTTGACTTTGTTACGCGATTGGCAAATAACAAACCCCGACGGTTCAATAAATGAGTCCGTCGAATTGCTTTTAAATTCCGCATGGTTTAATAAATTTATGTCGTTTTCGTTAGATACGATATTTTTCGGTTATACGTTGGTAAGTTTAGGCGACATAAAAGACGGAAAATTTGACGACATCGAAGTTATTAAACGTTGGAACGTTTCGCCCGACCGCAAAGTCGTTTCGTCAGTTCCTTACGATACCAACGGCGTAAGTTTTGAAGCCGACGAGTTCAAAAATTGGCACGTTTATATAAAAACCGTTAACGATATAGGTTCGTCAAAATGCGGGTTTGGTTTGCTTTATTCCGTTGCATTGTACGAAATATTTTTGCGCAATTTATTGGGTTATAACGGCGACTTTGTCGAATTATACTCACAGCCTTACAGGATTGGAAAAACCAACAAAACGCAAGGCGTTGAACGCGACACGTTCGAAGACGCCGTCGCAAATATGGGGTCGGCAGGTTATGCGATTTTGGACGCAATGGACGATACAATCGAATTTTTAGAAAGTAGCATCGGCGGTTCAGGTTACAAAGGTTATGCCGATTTGGAGCAACGAATCGAAAAGAAAATTTCGAAATTGATTTTAGGACACGCCGACGGAATAGATAGCGTACCTGGAAGGATTGGCGCAAACCAAGGAAAAGACAGCCCAACAGCCAAAGCGTTAGAAGACAAAAAAACAAAAGACGGCGTATTTTTAACGGACGTTATTAATTGCGAACTATTACCGAGACTTCGAAATTTAGGTTTTTCAATTCCCGAAGACGCAAAATTCGAATTTAAAAACGACACCGAGCAAAACGAAAATAACGAAAATATTGTCGCAATGGCGGTCGAAATTAAAAAGGCAGGTTTGCAAATGGACAAAGACTATTTTGAAGAACAAACAGGAATAAAATTATTTGATTTGCCCGCCGTTTTGTCAAGCCCAAGCCCAAGCCAAAGCGTTAAAAACAGACTCGAAAATTTATATAAATAAATGAATTACACCCAACAGCAAATCGACGCACTAATTGAGGGGGTTTTTAACGGGTCAATAACGACCCGCGATTTGCCCGTCGATTTATACAACGCGATTTCGACAAAATTGTTATCGGCTTTTGGTAGCGTTGAGGGTGCGCCAAGTCAAAGCCTTTTAAATGAATTAAAAGAAAACATTTATATGTTTTCAGGGGCGAAGGTTTACCAACAAATACAGGACATAAGTTTATTGTCGAATGTAGACACAATAAAATCGTTTGCAGACTTTAAAAAAGAAGCGTTAACGATTTACGACCAATATAACAAAAATTGGTTACAAACTGAATACAGCACGGCAATAGGTCAGGCGCAAATGGCGACGCGTTGGGAACAAATCGAAGCGCAAAAATTCGAATTGCCTTATTTACAATACAGCGCGGTAATCGACAAAAATACTTCGGACATTTGCAGACCATTGGACGGGGTTTGTTTGCCCGTTGGCGATAAATTTTGGAGCGTTAACACACCGTTAAACCATTTTAATTGCCGTTGCACAGTTATACAATTTGACAAAACAGACGCAACGCAAGCGGGTATAACATCAAAAGAAAACGCCGAAAAGGCAACGACGGAAGTTTCCAAAAAACGAAACCCATTATTTGAGGGTAACAGCGGACAAGATAGGGTCATTTTCAACAAAGAACACCCGTATTTTGACGTACCAAAAGCCGACAGGGAATTCGCAAAAGAAAATTTTGGGTTGCCAATTCCTGAATTGACAAGCCCATTAAAACCCGCAGTTATTGAAACGTGGGGCGCGGTAAATGAACAGTTAGACAATAAAATTTTTGATTTACTTAAAAAAGAAGTTGAAATCACACAAAACGGCGGGGGTTGTTATGCAAGGGCGGGAAAAGTGGCGAATTTTTCAACAAACGAAAAACGTTGGTTGCGTTCAATAGATTATCAGGAACGCGTTATTTATCACGAATTTGGACATATTATACACGTTCAACACGATTTAATACAAACAGGCGTCAGGGTTTCAAGGGAATACAAAAACCATTTTATACAGCTAAAAAGGTTAATAAAAGGGTCAGAAAGCCAAATACATAACGCGTTAGTAAAATTATATAATACCGAAGCGTCAAACGTTGCAGTTTTTGAAAAATACGGAGTTAAAAATTTAAACGATTTACACGAAAAAATCGGGGCTACTTCGGACAGTTTGCAAGCGTTAACAAATAACCGTTACGGTTGGGGTCACGACAAAAAAGGTTATTGGAAGCCAATAGGTAGAAAAGAAGCGGAAATGTTCGCGCACAGCGTCGAAAACGCATTTAAAACAAATGAAGTTTTCGCGGAAATAATGCCCGAAGTTTATAAAAAAAGCATTGAATTTGTAAAAAATATAAAATGACATACTTACAAAAATACATCGAAAAATACCCAAATGAATTTCAAACGGCAATGTCGGGCGGAACAATTTTTGGAATTACCGAAATAAACGAAATTTTAAAAACGGCATTGGAACAAAACAAAAAATTTGTTATTATAGACCCCGAAGACGACGAAGTTTGCGACGGTCAAACTTATAAACTTGTTTAAAAATGGCGACGCAATTCGATTTTAACCGCGTACAAATAAGACTAAAACAAGCCGAAAAAGGTTTGTCTTTGTCATTGGCTAACGTTGCTAAAAACGACTTTTTAAACAATTTCAGGGAACAAGGATTTAACGGTCAAAAATGGCGCGAAGTTCAAAGGCGCATCGCAGGGACAAGGGCGTACGAAGGAAGCAAAGACCCAGGGAAAAGAACGCGCGCAATATTACAGGGCAAGGGTTCGGGGCGTTTACGAAAAGACGTTGCCAATTCAGTAAGTAACGGAATAAAGCACAGCGAATTAAGTTATACCTTAATCGTCAAAAACGAATATGCAGGTTATCACAACGAAGGAGCGGGAAAAATACCGCAACGACAATTCGTTGGAATGACGGAAAAATTAAATAAAAAATTGTTAAATAAAATAAACGAAAAATTTTCGAAAATATGGTAAATGTTATAAATGAAATTATCGCTAAAATTCGCGAAATTCCCGAATTTAAATTGGTTTCTATTTGGAATAATCAATTTAACTACATGGACGAAGGCGAAATTTACTCGTTTCCCATGCCTTGCGCATTTGTAGAAATAAGCGCGGACGATTTCGAAATATTGGGAGACAATTACCAAGCGACGGACTTAAATGTAAAAATACATATTGGAAACGATTTTTATAACGGTTCGAATATAGACGAAAATTTGGCTATCTTTGTACTTCGGGATTTGGTTATTAAAAAGTTAACAACTTTTACGCCGACATATTCGGGGCAATTTTACAGGAAAAGCGAGAAACAAGATTTTAACCATACAAACGTATACCATTACGAAATCGATTTTAAAACGCATTACGTCGATAGTACGGCAGTAGTTCCGCAAATATTAAGCACACCGCCAACGGCGTTACAAATAAACAAATAAAATGGCAAGGACAATCGAACAAATACAGGCGGGAATTATCGCCGACATACAGGCAACGCCTGAATTAGCAGAAGCAAACAGCACGAGCAAACGCGCAATTTGGCGTTTATTTGCTTACGTGCAAGCGTCGGCAATTTTGTTATTAGAGCAAATTATCGACACTTTTACAACGGCTAACGAATTAAAAATAAGTCAGGGAATACCCGCAACGGCAAGTTGGATAAATTCAAAAGTTTTAGAGTTCCAATATTCAGCGACAAACCCGCAAATTGTGCAATTGGTTAATTTTACACCTGTTTACCCTGTAATCGACAAATCGTTGCGCATAATAACGCGTTGTTCGGTTGTGACTACGTTGTCAAGTCAGGTAATTGTAAAAGTTGCAAAAAATGACCCGCCCGTCGCGTTAACATCGACGGAATTAAGTTCTTTGCAATCTTACATTAATCAAATTGGCGTTATTGGCGTAAATTATAATTGTCAAAGTTTAACATCGGATAAATTATATATTGACGCCGAAGTTTATTTCGACGGTCAATATAGTACGGTAATTCAGGCAAGAGTAATAAGCGCAATAAATACGTTTTTATCGACATTGTCTTTTAATGGAATTTTGAAGGTTTCCGATATTGAATTGGCAGTAAGGGACGTTGTCGGGGTTAACGACATATTATTAAAAAACGTTAAAATGAGAAGCGACGTGACACCTTTTACAGGCGGAACGTTTTTAATTCAAAACAATACAGTTATTTCGAGAATATTTCCAACCGTTTCGGGTTATATTGTAGGCGAAACGACAACGGGAAACACGTTCGCGGACAAATTAACATTTATCGCAAATTAAATGTACGACGTAAATTATAATACTACAATCGAAAGCCTTTTAGTTCCCGACAAAAGAACTAAAAAAACGGTTGCGTTTAACAGCGCATTAGTTGCGGAAACGGCAAACAATCACGACATATTATTCACAATTTACAAAGACTATTCCGTTTCGCCAAATTGGACGGCGGGAACTTACGCAAGGAATCAATTAGTAAAATACAATAAAAGTATTTTCCAAAGCGTTGAAAACGGTAATACAACAGAACCGACACAATCGGACAAATGGCGTTTAGTTTCTGAAAACTTTTTGGGTTCGGATTTTCGTTTAAGTATTACAGGGTCAAAATTAAATTTAGAATACGCATTAAATACATGGTTTGGAAGTACGTTCAGACAACCGAGCGTCGGTAATAGCGACATTTATTTAACTACTAATAACATTTTGCCAATTCCAATTTTTAGAGTTGGATTGACTGAAATTGAAAGTACGTCAGTCGGAACGCTTACAAGTTCCCAATTAATCGTCGACTCTTATAGTTTCGCAACGCAATACAATATAACAATAAACATTCCGACGGCTTTATATACATCGCTTGGAACGACAAACGACATTCGTAATTCAGTTGTGCGAAGTTTTGCAGACAAATACATTAACGCAGGGTTAACCTATACGTTAACTATTTATTAAAATATTTTTTGTATTTTTGTAAAAAAAAATATGGAATTAATAGAAATTTGGAAAAGTGTTTTAAATTATGAGGGTATTTATGAAGTTTCTAATTTAGGTAATATAAAATCATTAGACAGAAAAATACCCGACGGTAGAAAAGAAAATTCTTTTAGAATAAAAAAAGGAAATACAATAAAAGCGAGTAAATTAAAATATAGTCAAGTAATTTTATGCAAAAATAAAATAAGAAAAGCGCATTTATTACATAGAATTGTAGCAACTGCATTTTTAGAAAATAAACAAAATAAGCCTTGCGTAAATCATAAAGATTTAAACAAACAAAACAATAAAATTGATAATTTAGAATGGTGTACTTATTCAGAAAATAATATACACGCAATAAAAAACGGAGCAAAAAAACCTTATTGGATTGATAAAAAAAGAAGTCAAGAAACAAAAGACAAAATTTCATTATCAAAAAAAGGTAAATTAAGTAATAGAAAAAATTATATAGTAAGTCAAGAAACAAAAGACAAGATTTCTAATACATTAAAAAACAAACATATTAAAAAATGAAAATACTTAATATTTCAGACATTAGCAGTTCAAACGCCATGCCTATAAAATCAGGGACATTGCAATTTTTACAGGACGCACACAAAGAAACAATCGCGGGGTTAGTTACAAACATTTTGCCAAATCCAATAACGGGGACTGTTTACATTTTATCGGGTTGCGTAAATTCAGGAACGGGAAGCGTTTATAATATTTCGGCGGGGGTTATTTACTACAATGGCGAAATTTTTAATTTTGACGGAATAAGTTTCACGTTAACGGGTTTGGAGAAAGCATACGCGAGAATAGAAACGACGCAATACATAACAAACGCCGACCCCGTACAATTTACAGACGGGGTTAACAGGAACGTTCACAATATTAGAAAATTTGTCGTTGAAAACACAATCACATCGTCGGGGTTACCTGAATTTAAGGACTTTGTAATGATGAACCATTGGTTAAAATACGACACAAAAGAAATAGCATGCGACCAAACTTACGCGAATACATACTTTGACGCGACAGGACTTGGACGTTTGGAGCGCACAGGGTGGGCAATAATGAACGGAAACAACGGAACGCCGAACGATTTCGGAAGGGTTACACTTCACAGCGGGGGAACTTATACACTTGGCGCAACAGGCGGAAGTGAAAACGCGGTTTTAATAGGTCACAACCATTCTTTTAGTCAAACGTCAGGGGGTCAAGACGGCGGGGGGTCAGTAACAACAGGGAACAACCCAATAGAAGGCGGGGGCGATTTTAACATGAATAACAGGGGATTTAATCAAAGCGGGGCAGAGTCGCCAAACGAAACGGGAACGGGAAAAAATATGCAACCGTATGTCGTTCGTTTACGAATAATGAAATTGTAAAAAATTGAGTATTTCAAAACAAAGACGCGTTACGGCGTACCCAAGCCCTTTAAACTTTAAAAAATTAAAGGAAACAACGGACGCCCGAAAAGTAAGTAAAAGCAAGGTTATAAACGAAGCGTTGACCGTCTATTTTAAAGATAAAAAAACAATTTAATTAATAATTTTATTGTTTTTATTAAAAAAAAGTATTACACAATTTAGAATTTATCTAAATTAAAACAAAAATTTTATACATTTGTATTATGATTTATTGCATTGACGAAAATATCGACGAGCCAATTATGTTAATCAATACCCACATCGGTTACGACGACGACGAGGGAATGGGAATTGACGGCGCATTGTTTCAAAAAGAATTGTTATATTTAGACACGTTGGGAAAAAAACGTATTCAAATATGGATTAATTCAATTGGCGGGGTTGTTATGGACGGTTATTCGATAGCATCGGCAATAATTAAAACCAAAACACCCGTCGACACGTTTAACGTTGGTATTTGCGCGAGCATTGCAGGCGTTATTTTCATGTGCGGACGAAATCGCGTTGCAATGGATTACAGTTTGTTAATGATACACAAACCAAGCGGGGGAAATGATGAAAAAGTTTTGGAATTAATGCAAGAAAGTTTAGTCACAATGTTAACAGCAAAAAGCGGGTTAACAATGGAGCAGGTTTCGGCATTAATGGACGCAACGAGTTGGATTAACGCGACCGAATGTTTAAAAATGGGGTTTGCTACCGAAATTGAAAAAACGTCGCAAAACGACGACACAATAACGTCGACATATTACGCCGACATATTCACGCAAGCGAATAAGATTACAAACAAAATTTTAAAACCAATAATTAACAAAAAAAAGAGTATGTTAAAAGTAACAAACAAACTTGGACTTAATGACGACGCAAACGAAGACAGCATTTTAAATGCAATCGAAAAAATCGTTAACAGTTCAATGACAGAAGCCGAAGCAATGAAAAAAACAATTTCCGAAATGGAAACGGAATTGACTTCGTTAAAAGAAAAGTACGACGCAATGATTATCGAAGTAGAAACCGAAAAAGAAGCGTCAGAAGAAAAAGAAGCAATGGACATGATTTCCAATTTTGCAAAATTGGGACGTATTAAAAACGACGACGAAACCGTTAAAGCATGGGTTAACCTTGCAAAAGCGGATTTCGAAGGAACAAAAGCAATAATCGAAAATTTGCCTTTGAACGTAGTTGCAAACAAAATCGAAACCGTAGTAAACAAAGAAGAAACCATTTTCAAAAATGGCGAAGACTTTTTAAACTTTGAATTAAAACAAATTAACAACAAAAACAAAAAATAAACAATATGTCATTAAGTACAACATCGAATTTTACCCAATTTGAAAAAGGGTTTTTCATTACAGAAGCCGTTATCGGTTTAGACACAATTAACAAAGGTTTGGCATACGTTGCCCAAGGGGTTAAAAATGACCAATACTCATTCCCTGTATTAACTGCAAACGTAGTTTTGAACCCGAGAACAAGTTTGCCTGTTGACAATAACACTACCGTTTTGTCAAACAGAACTATAACGTTAGGAGCGTTTGAAGCATTTGAAATTTTTGACCCGTCAATTTTCGAAAATCATTGGCACGTTTCAGAACTTGCCGACAAAATGTTGTCTCGTTCATTGCCTGCAACTTTTGTAAATTATTTAGGCGGTTTTTATACCGAAAAAACTTTCGCACCTGTTGAGAGAATGATACACGAAGGTTCAACGTCTTACACAACGTCAGCGAGTACAACAGCATCGGCAAATTATTCAATCAAACATTTTGACGGTTTAATCAAACAAGCCTTAAACGCTACAACTCCCGCTTTGCAAGTTGGAACGCCTGTTGCATTAACAAGCGCAAACATCATTTCTAAAATGGAAGCAGCCAAGGCATTAATGCCAAAAGCATTGTTAGCAAGCGCAGACCGTTACAAAAAATTGAAATTTATTGTTTCAGTTGAAGACGCGCAAAAATACGAAGAAGCGTTGACCTCAACGTCATTCAAAAACAACGATACAACCGAAGCAGGTATAAACAAATACAAAGGTTTTACAGTTGAAGTAACATCGGGTTTACCTGAAAATACTTTTTACTTTTGCGAAGCAACTTCGCAAGTGACGTCAAACATTCAATTGGCAGTCGCTTCGTTAGATAACCTTTCGTTTATCGTTGACAAATACGTTTCTTACGCACAACTTTGGTTTTACAAAGCCGTTGCTAAAATGGGAGTTGGTATTGCAAAACCAAGCGAGTTTGTAATTTACACAACCAAAACGCTTGCGAGTTTCAACGCATAATTTGAATAAAAACTTTTAAGATAACCGCCTTTTAAATAGGCGGTTTTTCTTAATTATTTCACAAACATAAACCAACAAAAAAATGGCTTTAAATAACATTAGTTTTGTAAAAGGTAAGGGCGGACTCGGGCGACCATTGGCGGGCAAAGACTACATTAGTGGGCTTTTGTTTTATACCAATACTTTGCCGAGCGGTTTTACTTCAACAGACAGGATAAAACAAATATTTTCAGTAGCCGACGCCGTAGCGTTAGGAATTAAAAAAGATTATTCGGACGAAACGCAAGCGACGGGAATTTATACAATTTCAAACGCGGGAGCGACAGGCGACAGTATTACAGTAAATTTTACAGAACCAACAAAAACAGTTGTTTTAGGTTCTTACGTAAAATTAGCGAGCGACACAACGCCGTTATTAGTCGCAACGGGAATCGTTAACGCAATAAATGCGGGTTCTTTTGTTCACGGTTATATTGCAACGATTGGACTTGCGGGAGCGTTTACTTTAAAAGTAAAAAAAGGACTTGGAATTTATGCAAATACCGCAGGACTTTTGACTACTACAATTACGGGAACAATTGCGGGAAGCGTTACAACGCCATTTTCGGGCGGGGTTGCATCATTGCAAGCTACATGGTATTACCATATTTCGGAATTTTTCAGGATTTCGCCAAAGGGGTTTTTGTGGCTAAACTTTCAAGCCGTACCCGCTTCGTACACTTACACGGAAATTCAAACAATGCAGGAATTTGCTAACGGAGCAATGCGTCAACTTGGGGTTTTTGTAGATAGCAAAGCGTTAGCGGTTGGCGACACAACAGCAATTCAAGGAGTTTGCAATTTATTAGACACAAATAAAATGCCTTTATCGGTAATTTATGCGGGAGACATTAAAGCAGTTGCAAGCGTTTCAACGTTAACAGATTTAGCAACGTTTTCAAATAACAAAGTTTCGGTCGTTATCGG